TGCGCTTACACCAATTGCTGCTGCGACCATATCAATCTCCCAACCATTTCTCGTAGGTCGTTTCCACTTGCTCGAATCCTAGGAAACGGAACAATGCCGATGCGTCGTGTTGAATCTTGCTGCCAACTGCCCATCGCTGGACGCCACGTCGACGCAATTCTTTCTCAACAAAGCGAAACATTCTCGCCCCTGCCAAACCTGTACGCCTATCCTCTCGAACGAAGAAAATATCAGGCGAGCACGTAAGGCAAGTTCGGTAATGCAGACCGGGCGCGATGAAACAGACAAAATACGCCACAATCTCACCGGCTTCTCGGCCAATCGTCATCATCAGAGAACCGTCTTGCTCACGCGCGCGGTAGACTTCGACCATCGGCTCAAGCGGGACATCATGATCTTTGTGTGTCGAGATCTCGCCGTAGTGCTGCTCAAGCAGCGGAAGCAGCTCGGCATAGACCTGCGAGAATGGCTCGATCGCAAAAGTAATCATCGTGAAGTCCTGATGTCCACTACCATGCTGATCCGATCAGAGGAACTGTTATTGACAACCTCATGAACCTGACTGTTATCGAACCAGAAACAGTCGCCCGTCGTCATGCTGATTTGCTCATCACCTGCCGTCAGGATCGCGCCTGGCAGGCCCTGCAACACCACATGGAAACGGGTGTAGTAACACGTCTGTTCCGGCGTATCAGCATGCGCGAAGATACGGCCGCCTGGCACGATCTTGTTAATCATCACGCGCCCAAGACGTTCGCCAGCAACACGAGCCATCAGGTTCATCACGATAGGACGAGCTTCATGGAGGACCTTGTACGGCGGGTAATCAACTGCTTCGTACTGATCGTAGCCCGCAAGCTGGTTCTGCTTATAAAGCTCGATCTGCTCTTCGGTGAGGCCTTCCACTTTCTCCGGGAATCGAAGCATGATTGTCTCCGTCTCGCCAAACGGGCCCTGCGGATAGTGGCGAAGGAACGTATCCTCCTGCCACAATTCAGGGCGACGTTTGATGGCGAGAACAAGCGGATTAACATCTACACCGCTTGCCAAGAGATGGAAATTACGCATTAGGCCATTCCGCCAATAATGTATTGTTCGCTAGCCGGAGTGATCGCACCAGCAGTAGTATTCACATACTGGATCTGAAGCGTATTCGCCGCTGACACGAATACATTCCCGATAGACAGACCTGCTTGATGCGAAGGCTTATTCACGTCAATGCTGTCACCTACCGCAAGGCCATTGACAGTGAAGGTCTGAACAGCAGTCGTATTCGCCGCAACCGAGGCCGGTGTCAACGTCTGCTTGATATTGTACATGCGAGTAATCGTCGTCGCGCCAGCCGATTGCATCTTGATGGACGCGGGGGCCAGGATATCAGTTGCAACACCAAGATAATTTGCCATTTCACAACTCCTTTTAAGCGCTACCGCTAGTTTCGTAGACACCACCGGCAATCGTTACCGATGTATTGGCGGATGCCAAAGCCTGCAAAGTCATGCCTGCCTCAAGTTGCAATCCAATTGCCTGGGGCGGGACATAAGTCTGCCCAGACGCCAGAGAAAAGGACGACATGATCGTATTCGTTACTCCGGGCGATCCAGCCGATGGAACTCTGTAGAGAGTCACCGTCACAGGGCTGCCTGAAGTATTCGTGAGCGACAGATTGTTGATAGTGGATGTCGTTCCAGTCGGCGCTGAATAATACGTAGCGGTAGCATTCGTCAACTGTGCCGAAACAATCGCTTTCGGAATTCGCTGCATTATCCTAGCCCTTTTACATAAACCTTACTAACTCCAACAGGAATAGCTGAAGTAAAAGTCAGCGTCACTCCGCTCAGAGAATACTGATCATCCCCTTGGAATATGCCATCGAAATATACCCAAAGCTGGGAGCCATTTGAAAACGAATGACTCAGAATCAGAGATGTTGTAGTGCCAGGAGTAAAATCTGTGCCACTCGAAAAAGTCTGATCTGATATTGTCCCGGTGGACGCGGTGCCAGTTCCAATCGGAGCAAAGATCATCTCAAGTATTGAATCTTTTTGCCCTGGCATGCCGAAAGTTGTCTCTCCAGACAATGCATCCGCACCAAGAATTGGAGAAAGAGGAGAAAAAGTTTCTTCCAGCGCCAATACATCAGCAATCGTCAACGTATCGGGAGGAGCACCTCCGCCTCCACCAGTCCGACGCCAAAGTTGGATCAGGAAAATAAACCACGCTTCCGTAACGTTCCCCGTCTGCGGATCTACAAATGGGACATTGACGAGCGGGACATCGGTTTGGATAGCGGAAGCCATGATCACTCGTTGTTCGATTCGGCCTGAACCCAAGCTCCAAGAAGCGAAGTTTCGACCGGAGCTGACCATGAAAGCTCGAATACGCGGTCACGCGCCATCCCGAGCCGCTTGAACTGCAACGACGTCAGATATTCCCCTTCCTTGCCAAGACTGATGCTAATGGCGTTTCCCCATGACTTACCGCGAGTATCGCTCCAACGAAGGAAGACAGGAACAGGTCCATAGTTATTCCCGTTCCCGACTTCCATGTTCGCAATGAACTCGCGGTAGTGGATCCGGCTAGAATTCCCATCTACACCGTGGGCAAAAGAACGAATCCTAGGAATGGGGTTTCCGTTGTCAGTGAAGTTATTCACATCCCACAGATACAAATTCCCGTTCTCCCAATCGCCAACGATGGGCATGCCATATGCCGATGCATAGCAGTTGGCACGATGACGGTTCAATCCGCCATTCTGGTCAACCCAATTAAGTTCGTTCCACTGCTGAGTTGACAAATCGTACTGCCACGTTTTATTGGCAGTCGGAAAGGTCAAGACATAGAAGAAATGACCTTCTATCTGGTATGTGAATCCAATCGCATCATCAACACGAGAATAAGTAGCGATCTCGTTATCGAGAGCAAATGTCGAAATCTGAGAAGCGTTGAATTGCTGGCTGCGGTTCACATAGCATGTGCCCTGCTCTGACTTTGCCAGCCAATATACCTCGCCATCCATCTGAGCAATAGAGCCGACTGCTGCGCAACCATGTTGCATGAAGACGCCCGGCAGACGCTCGAACGGGAACGTAGTATCCCCTGCGTTAAACCATACTTCTGTCGTCACTTCACCCAAAAGATAAATATATCTCTTTGTAACGCCGATGCCGATCAGATTGTCTGAAAACGCTGACTTTGATGCGAAATCTGTAGCGTCAAAGACGATTTCATCGTTAAGTGAAATGTACCATTGGCGAGTGCCGGGTACATTCAGAACCAGAAATCCATCCACAAAACGCACGATATTGCCTCCAGCGAAAGAGGCATCTGTGATCGATGAAAACGTATCATCTTTCAGCTTTATCGTATATCCGTTAGCCGTCCCATCGACCATCACCACATACGTTGCATTGTCGATCATCGATACGGGGCCAGAATTCGTTCCGATCGAACCGAGCAATTTCAGCGTGAAATCTGAATTGATACGGTAGACAGACGAACCGCACACGCCATAAAGGATGCCATTAGACGCCGAATAAAGGCCGCGCCAACCTGAGTCAGTAGCCGTGGCCTTCAGGGTGAGACCGGGGCTAAGATAGTAGGTATAAGGGAAAGATGCATCCTGGGGATTTTTCTCCCCATAGAGATTGATGCAGCGCTGAGCCTCCACAACGAGACTCTTCGCCATGTAGGCGCCAGTTGTGAGTGGCACTTTCACGGCGAACTCCCGATATAGAAGTCGCCGTAGATATTATAAGTACCAGTCTGCTGACCTCGAAGCGCCGCAGGCATCTGCAACAGGGGAATTTGTGAATTTACCTGCTCGATGATGCGCATGGAAGCTTCGGCCTTCTTCTCGACAACCGGGTTCACCGGAAGCCCGTAGAAAGGGTAGAGCTCAAGCGTCAAATTCCACATCATCGCGGCCGAATATTCGGGCGGCAGCGAGATTTGATCATTGATCGTGGTGAAATTCTGAAGCTGCTGCATCACTGTGATGTCGATCTCGTACTGATTGCTCGGGATCGGCCATACGAAGAGATTGGCGAGCGGGTAGCCCGCATCATAGAAGGCATATCGCGGGAACGAGTTCAGATCCTTCAGCGAGATGCGATCATAGTCCTCACGCGCTTTTAGAATCTCAAGCGGATAGCTGACGGGAAGCGGCGTGTTGGTATTCTGCCGGAAATAGGCGAACTCCAGCTTGGCGGGGCGCACGATGTTGAAGTCGCCACCAGC